TGAGAAAAATTCTAATAAGTCACTTAGAACAATCCATTAAAAATAAAGCAAAGAGAGTAGCCAACTAAATGAACTTAATAAAATTACAAGATGAAATAGCAGACGATGAAGGTGTTAAATACGAAATATATAAATGTTCAGAAGGATACCCTACAGGGGGTATTGGACATCTGATTACAGAATGGGATGAAGAGTATTACGAAAAACCCATAGGAACAAAGATTCCACACGAACAAGTGGATGATTGGTTTGCGAAAGACATAGAAACAACTATAAAAGATTGTAACCTATTGTTTTCGCAATTCGATAATCTACCTGAAGATATACAACATGTATTAGCCAATATGTGTTTTCAATTAGGTAGACCTCGCTTATCTAAATTTAAGAACATGATTGCTGCCGTAGAAGATTTAGATTGGCATAAAATGGCAGACGAAATGGAAGACTCTCGTTGGTTTAAACAAACTCCCAATAGAGCAAAGCGTCTAATAGCAATTGTGGATAGGCAACATCATAGAGAGAACCCACCAGTATGAGTAGAGAATTAACTGAAAGACAACAAAAGTTTCTAGCTGTTTTATTTGATGAAGCAGGTGGAGATGTAGTAGCAGCTAAAAAGTTAGCAGGGTATTCTGATAAATCTAATACGTCTGAAGTAGTTAAATCTATGAAAGATGAAATCATGGAAGCTACTCAATTATATATGAGTAGGAATGCACCTAAAGCTGCTATGGCTATGGTAGGAGGTTTGTATGACCCTACTGAGTTAGGTATAAGAGATAAGATGACTGCAGCAAAAGAACTGTTAGATAGAACAGGCTTAGTAAAAACTGAGAAGATGCAGGTTGAAGCAACGGGTGGAGTTGTATTAATGCCACCTAAACAAGTAGAACAAGAAGACGATGACGACAGCTAGGTCTATAGGTAGATGGAAGTTACCACAGCCAACAGATTTAAAAGATGAAACTGAATGGATACAGATACCAAGAATAGCAAGGACTGTTCCTTTTGGCTACAAACTAAATGAAGATGACTCTTACTTACTAGACCCTATATCTGACGAACTAAACAAGCTAGAGATGGCTCGTAAATATGTAAATCAATATTCTTATCGTGAAGTAGCTAATTGGTTAAGTAAACAAACAGGTAGATATATTTCACACGTAGGTTTAAGAAAAAGATTGGATAATGAGCAACACCGTAAAAACAAAGCTAGAAGCTTACGCAAGTGGGCAGAGTATGCAGAAAAGGCAATCACCAAAGCGAAAGAAATCGAAGAAGCAAGAACAGGTGCAAGCCAAAAAAAAGAAGCAACAGGTACAGACTCCTAGTATACAGGTTCAAGAAAAGATTGAGTCTTTAGAAGAATCACATAATGTGATATTTAAACCTAACGAAGGACCTCAGACAGATTTTCTTGCAGCAGGTGAAAGAGAAGTATTATATGGTGGTTCAGCAGGAGGTGGTAAATCATATGCCATGCTTGCAGACCCACTAAGATATATGGGTCATCCATCATTTAGTGGATTGTTACTACGACATACAACAGAAGAATTAAGAGAACTTATATTTAAATCTCAGGAAATATATCCTAAAGTATATCCGGGGATTAAGTGGTCAGAAAGAAAGATGCAATGGGTTGCACCATCGGGTGCAAGGTTATGGATGTCATACTTAGACCGAGATGATGATGTACTTCGTTATCAAGGTTTGGCATTTAGTTGGATAGGATTTGATGAATTAACACAATGGTCTACTCCATACGCTTGGAATTATATGAGGTCACGACTTCGTTCTACTGCACCTGACTTGCCTATCTATATGAGGGCAACAACTAACCCGGGTGGAAGGGGTCATCACTGGGTAAAGAAAATGTTTATTGACCCATCACCTTATGGAAAAGCGTATGATGCAACAGACATTGAAACAGGAGAAGTGCTCAAGTATCCGGCAGGACATGCGAAGGCTGGAAGACCGTTATTTAAAAGGAGATTTATCCCTGCACGATTATCAGACAATCCTTACCTTGCAGAGCAAGGGGATTACGAAGCCATGCTCTTATCATTACCTGAACAACAACGAAGGCAATTATTGGATGGCGATTGGGATATTAAGGAAGGTGCTGCTTTTACTGAGTTTGATAGGAGTATTCACACTGTTGAACCTTTTCGCATACCTAGTAATTGGGTTAAGTTTAGAGCTTGCGATTATGGGTACGGTTCTTTTAGTGGGGTTCTTTGGTTTGCTGTATCACCGTCTGAACAAATTATTGTATATAGAGAATTATATGTTAGCAAAGTCCTTGCCACAGATTTGGCAGATATGATATTAGAGGCAGAATCAGGTGATGGAAATATTAAGTACGGTGTTCTTGACAGTAGCCTTTGGCATAAACGTGGCGATACTGGTCCTTCTCTTGCGGAACAAATGATTATGAAAGGGTGTCGTTGGAGACCATCAGATAGAAGTAAAGGCAGTCGTGTATCAGGAAAAAATGAAATACATAGAAGACTACAGGTAGATGAGTTTACAGAAGAACCAAGATTAGTTTTTTTTAATACTTGTAATAATATTGTAGCACAATTACCTGCGTTGCCTATAGATAAAAAGAATCCAGAAGATATAGACACACATTCAGAAGACCACTTGTATGATGCATTAAGATATGGCATAATGTCACGACCAAGATTTAGTATATTTGACTATGACCCTATGGGTGCACCTACAAGAAGCATGCCAATGGCAGATGCTACATTTGGATATTAAGGATATAAAATATGGCTGAAGAAGAAATTATAATGGAAGACCAAGCAATAGCATTAGAAGACACAGAAGATAGTGTTGTAGATGATGCTCAAGTAAATAGTATGGTAGAATTTGTATCAGACAAATACCAAAGGTCAGAAGATTATAGAAATAATGATGAAGAAAGATGGCTAAGAGCATATAGAAATTATAGAGGTCTGTATGGTTCTGATGTTCAATTTACTGAAGCAGAAAAATCTAGAGTATTCATTAAAGTCACTAAAACTAAAACACTTGCTGCCTATGGTCAAATTATTGATGTATTGTTTGCAGGAACAAAGTTTCCTATTAGTATTGAACCTACAGTATTACCTGAAGGTGTTGCAAAGGATGTTAGCTTTGACCCTAAAGAACCTGAACAACTTAGAGATGAACCTGCCCTAGATACCCCATATGGCTTTGCTGGAGACGGAAAGGACTTACCTGCAGGTGCTACTGCCCAAACACTACAAGATAAGCTAGGACCTCTCCAAAGCAAGCTAGAAGGCATAGACAATCTAAAAGAAGGTGCAGGTAAGACACCAACAGCTATTACATTCAGTCCTGCCATGGTAGCTGCTAAACAAATGCAAAAGAAGATACAAGACCAATTAGAAGAGTCTAGTGCATCTAAACATTTAAGAAGCACAGCTTTTGAGATGGCTTTGTTTGGTACAGGTATTATGAAAGGACCTTTCGCAACAGATAAAGAATATCCTAATTGGGATGAGGATGGTGAATATAATCCTGTATTTAAAACTGTTCCTCAATTAAATCACGTGTCAGTATGGAACTTCTTTCCTGACCCTGATGCTACTAATATGGATGAAGCACAATATGTAATTGAAAGACACAAGATGTCTCGTACACAATTACGAGCACTTAAAAAAAGACCTTACTTTAGAGGTAATGTTATTGATGAAGTTGTAGCTGCAGGTGAAAATTATATTAGGAAATATTGGGAAGATGACTTAGCAGACTACTCACCTGATAATGGTATAGATAGATTTGAAGTACTAGAATATTGGGGTATGTGTGATACTGAGCTATTAATAGAAAATGATATTGATATACCAAAGGAACTAGAAGAATTTGATGAACTTCAAACTAATATATGGATATGTAATGGTAAGTTGTTACGTATGGTACTTAACCCATTTAAACCAGCAAAGATACCTTATATGGCTGCACCATATGAGTTAAACCCTTATTCATTCTTTGGTGTAGGTATTGCTGAAAACATGGATGATACACAGACTCTTATGAATGGTTTTATGAGAATGTCAGTAGATAATGCTGTATTATCAGGAAACTTACTTATAGAAGTAGATGAAACAAACTTAGTTCCGGGACAAGACTTATCTGTCTATCCGGGTAAAGTGTTTAGAAGACAAGGTGGTGCACCGGGTCAAGCTATCTTTGGTACAAAGTTTCCAAATGTTTCACAGGAAAACTTACAGTTATTTGATAAAGCTAGACAGCTTGCAGATGAGAGCACAGGCTTACCATCGTTTGCTCATGGACAGACAGGTGTAACAGGTGTAGGTAGAACTGCATCAGGTATATCAATGTTAATGAATGCTGCAAGTGGTAGTATTAAAACAGTTATAAAAAATGTAGATGATTATTTACTTAAACCATTAGGTGAAGGTTTCTTTAGATTTAATATGCAGTTTGACTTTGACTCTTCTATTAAAGGAGACCTAGAAGTTAAAGCACGTGGAACTGAAAGCTTGATGGCTAATGAAGTAAGGTCACAAAGACTAATGCAATTTTTACAAGTTGCAAGTAGTCAGCCTTTAGCACCTTTCGCTAAGTTTCAATATATTATTAGAGAGATTGCGACTTCTATGGGTCTTGACCCTGATAAGGTTACTAATAATATGGATGAAGCTGCAGTACAAGCAGAGCTTATGAAAGGTATGCAAGCAGAACAACCTCAACAACCCCCAGCAGGAGCTAACCCATTAGACCCTACAGGAGCAGGTGGTGGTACTATAGGTACAGGAATCGCACCAACTCCGGGAGAACAAGGATTTACAGGAACACCTCAGAATGGACAGCAACAACAACAACAAGCAAATACTCAGCCAACTGAAGCCGTTGGTGAACAACCCCAAGCTACTGAACAGCTTCAATGATTATATTGATTCATTAATTATGAAACAACATAAGGTATTAGAACAGGCAGATAATTCTGTTATGATGCATAGAGCACAAGGAGCAGTAGCTATACTAAATAGACTAAAACTACTAAGGGATGAAGTAAATGGCATTAAATAAACAAATGGAACTATTTGAAGATGGTGGTCTCAAAGATGAAGGTGGCATGATTGATGAAGTATCAGGCAACGATGTACCTACAGGTTCTACACGAGAAGAGGTAAGAGATGATATACCTGCACAATTAAGTGAGGGAGAGTTTGTATTACCTGCTGATGTTGTTAGATATCATGGCTTAGAAAAGATAATGCAATTACGTGACGAAGCTAAAGCAGGTCTACAAAAGATGGAAGCCATGGGTCAGATGGGTAATAGTGAAGAGGCTACACTAGATGATGATGTTCCATTTAGTATGGATGACCTAGATATGGAAGATGAAGATGAGCCACAAGAGGAAATGGAAATGGCTGAAGGTGGTTATGTAATGGTAGCGGGTAAACCAATGCCAATACCTAGAATAGGTGGACAGTTACCTCCTATAACTACAAGACCAATGCCTGAAACTAAAAATATGGCAGTTGGTGGTTTTACTAATCCAACAGGTACATATCAAGTACCTACGAATATTGCTACACAGCCTTCTTACTTTCAAAACTATCAGCAATCAACTGCACCCTTTCAACCTTTTGTACCACCTGCAGGACAACAACAAACACAGGTACAACAGCCTGTAGGGTTGACACAACAGCAACAGACGTATCCCTCCTTTGCTACATTAATGCCTACAGTAGGTGGTAAGAGAGAAACAATCGAATACAGAAATGAAGCGGGTCAAAAATTATTTATACCTTTTGTTGATGGTAAACCTATATATCCAATCCCTGAAGGCTATACTAAGTACACAGCAGAAGAAACTCCTATAGAGAAAGATAAATCTGTTACATCTACAACTACACAGGTAACTACAGGTGATGGTTCTGATAGTGTTTTGTCACAGACAAGTCAGGTTAGAGGTTTAGATAATTCTATTGTTGATACAAATTTTGCAGGCAAGTCTCCTGAGCAAGTATCAAAAAGTATGGCAAATATGAGTGTTGCCGATAGAGGTAAAGCTGTAATGAATGCACTTGACCAAGCTAAAGGAACTACAGGTCTAGCTAGAGGATTACAACAACTCGGTACAGTAGCAGTTCCGGGTGCTCTAGCGGCAGGAATGATTGGGCAAAAAACACTTGACCCTAGAGAAGTTTTAAGTCAAGTAGGAAAGCCTAATACTGCTGCATTAAATTCTATATTAAATACGTTTGGTCCTAGTACTAAAGGATTAAGTCCAGAAGAAATAGATATGCAAGGCATTGATAGAAACGAAGCTTTATCTCAAGCTGTTTATGGAATGAGTTTAGATAAAGCAACATCTTTTTATGGTGCTACTCCTTCCTTTACTAAAGGATATAAGAATGGAGATATGGACCCACAAACAGGAGCAACCTATTCTCATGGACAAGCAGGTAATGCCTTTGATGTTCCTTCTTATGCTAGTATAGAAGATTTTGGAAAAGCTATGGCAGCCAGTGCAACAACAGGTTTTTATGGTAGTTTAGCAACTGCTAAGTCTATAGCAATGGACCCTACTAAATCAGCTAAAGAAAAAGAAAAAGCTATAGCATTTGGTAAAGAAATTACTCCTTTCTTTGAAATGGAAATAGATACTAGAAGTGATGCAGAAGTAGAGGCTGATTTAGATTCTATATCACAAGAAGTTGATACAGCTTCAAGAGGACAATACGGATTTGATGTAAATGAAACTTTTGGAACTGGAGAAGCTCCAGAAGCTCCTGATTTTAGTGATGTATCAGATGATGCAGGTCCGGGAGAAACCTCTGATGACGGTCCTGGTTCTGATATGGGTGGAGAAGATGTCGCAAAAGGTTCATTTATAACTAAACGTAAAGCATCTGGCAAACTAAAGAAAAAGTATATGAAGCAAGGTGGGTTAGCTTCTAAAAAATAATCCACAATAATAATTCATTGACTTAACAATTAAGTCGTGATATAATGGCTACTTATCCCCCAACAATAATAAATGGCTACGATAACCCCAAAGGAGAAGACTAATGGCAGACGCTATGATTAAAGAAGCAACACCTAAGAAAGTTGCATTTGTAAGTAAACCTTACACACAAGAAGAAAGAATACAAAAAGAAGAACAAGAATTAGAACAACTACTGAAAGAGCAAAAGGGTGAAGTTGAAACTAAGGCTGAAGAATCGGAAGATACGAGTGAAGAAGAACCGACTTCTGCTGAAGAGAAAACTTTTAAAAAGCGTTATGGAGACTTACGAAGACATACCCAAGAAAAAGAAAGAGAGTTTCAGAAACAGTTAAATGATTTAAAAGAACAGCTAGATAAAGCAACTAAGAAAGAAATGAAGCTACCTAAGTCTGATGAAGACATAGAAGCATGGGCAAAAGATTATCCTGATGTAGCAAAGATTGTAGAAACAATTGCTATGAAGAAAGCAAGAGAGCAATCAGCAGAAATAGAAACTAGGCTACAGAAGATAGATGAGATGTCTGCGGAAGCACAAAAAGATAAAGCTGAAGCAGAATTAATGAGATTACATCCTGACTTTGATTCTATTAGAGACAGTGATGACTTCCACGATTGGGCAGAAGAACAACCTAAATGGGTACAGGATGCACTTTATGAAAACGACAATGATGCAAGGTCAGCAGCAAGAGCTATTGACTTATACAAAGCAGACAGAAACATTAATAAGAGTACTAAGACAAAGAGTGACAAGGGTGCTGCTATGGATGTTGGAACGAAAACTACAAAAACAAAAGTGGATGCTGCAGAATCAGGTAAAAAAATACTTGAGTCTACCGTTCAAAAAATGTCCGCTACACAGTATGAGAAACAAGCTGATGCAATAATGGAAGCTATCAGGTCAGGTAACTTTATATATGATATATCAGGTTCAGCTAGATAAATTAAAAATAAAGTTGACAACAAAAAATTTATGTATATAACTATACATAACTAAAAGTGTAACATAACCCCATACTTGGTTACTTGTGTTGCACTATTCCCGAAACTTTAGAGATTACCCAATTATGTGAGCCTACA